TTGCTTACTTCGACATCCTATGGTGATAAGTATGGAAACAATCAAATACTGCCACCCATGTGGGTCTGACGTCTGGCTCGATTGTGAGCTTGAATTCGACGCCGGTGAACCCGGAAACCCTGACATAGAGTCGGGCACTTGCTGCCCACCAACACCAGCCCAAGCGTTTTTAATCACGGCCTGCATTGGCGGGAAAGATATATCTTTTTTACTTGATGAACAACTAAAGTCATACATTGAGGAGCGCGCATGTTATATGCAACTCTAGCCCTCATCCTGAGAATAATTCTCGGAAAACGCTAACTCAGGCCCTACGGGGCCTTTTTTATTGGCCAATAGCGCACCTAATCCTAAGTTTTGGTTGACCCTGCGCTGGGAATAATTCTTCGGCCATCACCATACGGCCATCAACCTCATAAGAGATGCGGCCATACATGTTTTTACGCACCCGGTTTACCCTGCCGACAAACGGCTCACCCTTGCACGGGTAGACCGCAGTTAGTTGTCCTGGGTTCAAGTATCGGCGCTTCCAATCTGCCTTGTGGTTCACGTTAGTTCTTCCCTGATTAATAGGTCTATCCCTGGGTTTCGAGCGTAAACCTTGGTCAGATGCAAGCTCACGATCTGGCTATCATCATGCCAGATCACCCCATTAAGACCATCAAGAACACTTTTTGCCAGATTGTCGATGTCCGGTTTCTTGATAGGCCTCTCACAACCGTTTAAACAGGCTTCCTGGCGCTTTTTTGAGTGTGACCTAGGGATAGGTAGCCTGAAGTATAGATAGACCGCTAGAGGCGTTTCTAACGGCTCGCGGGTCATCACGGCCTGGGCTTGAGTTCTTACCTCAATTTCATAGTCGCTGGTTTTCTTTGGAGTGTATGACCGCATAAACCCGCCGACCTTTGAAAATCGGGGTCTGCCCTTTGGCACGGGGTTTATATCGACGTGAAACGTGAGCGAAAAGGTCATTTTTCTTGATTCATCCAGTAGCGCAGTTCAGTTGCAGCCTCTTTGCCCCGTTTTTTCTCAATCTGGTCGATGGTTTCCATCCACCATGCCCTGGCTTGCATAGCCCCAACGTCTGCCGTCTTCTGCCGATACCGCTGCCGCCATTCCCTGGCCTCTAGTTTCCTCATATGCGTCAAAGTCTCCGGTGAGGAATAGGGCGAAGTCCACGATGCGGCTGGGGTAGGTGGCTCCTGCTCGGATGTGGTCAAGTACTCGGTTTGCTTGCTCATGGTTCACTCAAAATTCTCCAGGCTGTTGCAGCACACAATGGGACTTGTCCATTTCCAATGGCTTTAAGTCTGTCCACATGAGCGGCCACCCCATCAGCCATTCGACCCACGTTGGGTTCAGTTTCCCACCAGCGTGAGTCGCCAATGTTGGAGTATTCCTGTTGTATTCGCTCGGTGAGGCACATTCTTTCGCGTTGTGTGCTGTTGGTGTTGGATACATTCTGTCCCTGACAGCTTGATTGATTGTGTATTGTGCTGGTTGACCAGATTTCCTTTTCGGAGTCCAGTTTGGTTGAGTTCCTCTCTGTCCACAATTGGCATCTGGTGTTGGCCACATCTGCACCAACCTGCCCAACCCAACTGAACCATCCTTCCCGTTCTGATTTACTTTTCGAGGCATTCCAGTTTTTGTCGCGTAAAAGCTGTCGTTTTTTCCAATCACCGATCCTGTCGTTCCATCGCTCGCTACAGGGGTGGGAACCACAAATCCAAATGCGCTCTCTTTGGTGGGGTGCGCCAACGGCGTTTGCTCCCAACACTCCCCATCTCGCATCAAACCCCATTGCGGCCAAGTCTCCGAGAACGGTTCCAAGTCCCCGAGAAGTGAGCATTGGTGAGTTCTCCACAAAGACAAATCGTGGTCGTACTTCGTGAATGATGCGCGCCATTTCTCGCCACATTCCACTTCGCTCTCCGTCAATTCCTGCGCCTTTTCCTGCGGCTGAGATGTCTTGGCATGGAAAGCCGCCAGATACAACGTCAACAATTCCGCGCCACGGTATGCCGTCAAAGGTTTGTATGTCATCCCAAATCGGGAAAGGCGGGAGAAGGCCGTCATTTTGTCGGGCGCACAATACGCTAGCTGGGTATGGTTCCCACTCGACGGCGCAGACTGTTCGCCATCCAAGCAAGTGTCCCCCAAGTATTCCTCCACCAGCGCCCGCGAAAAGAGCCAGCTCATTCATTGCCCTTTCCTTAAGGCTACCAGGCGCTCTCGGATGTGGTCAGGCATCGGTACAGCAGACCTTATGCGCTCCTGGTACTGCTCTGCCATTGTGACCTTCTTGACCGGCTCGGGTATCTCCGCACCGTCCCATCGTTGCTGGTTAAGGTAGACCAATGGTGCGGGAATGAAAGCACCATTGTCTTTGCGCCATTGATCGGTGGTTTTTTGCCACTCAATGTGCTTGATGATCTGGTCTGCACAATGCTCATACAGACCCTTTTCCCACTTCACTAGACATGCCGACTTAGCGCCCTTGCGAGGCGACTTCGGCCATGCCGCCCAGAATCGGTCAAATCCTGATTCAAACATCCATCTCTCCTGCTCCTCCAGAAAGAGAACAGCGGCAGGCGGGAGGTTCGCTTTTCAGGATGGAGATCAGGCCATCCCTAGCCGTGTCCACAAAATCATCATGTATCTCGTAGCGCTTGCAACTCGCACATGACCAACTCACTCGTCCACTTGTCAACTCGCTTTGTCTTATCACTCCACCACATTCACACTGTCTCATCTTCTCTTATACCCATCTGCTTCTTGGTGAATGTTTGAGCGAAGCACAGCCTTACCGTGATAAAAATCAAGGTTCGCTCTGTGCTCTGCTTCCCGGAGCCATGCCGTCGCACCGCACTATCCCAGACTATTTCAACCACCGCGCTCTAGGAATTCGCCCACGCTCCCGGTTCTGGCTTGCTCGTGTAACCGGGTATCCCAAACCTGACCATCGACGTACCGCATCAGGCCGTCCAAAAGCAAAAACCCCCGAAAGTCTCTCTGTGGTCTTGGCTCTTGGCAGAGCAGCAGCGTGGCGGTTGAACTCGAGGCAAACGCCTCACCAGCTACCTTGCAAGACCACACAGAAACCTGCGGGGGTCTATCCTCGAGTTCAAAACGCCCAGTTGCCACACTGGACGGTTAGCATTCTAGTCATGTTTTTTCGTTTGTCAATGCCACTACAAACCAGTCGGGTTTTAAGACCATAAGCTGATACAACCGTCCCTTCGGGAGATGTGTCCACTGGTTCACTGCTCCCCTGGAGATGCCCAGCAGACGAGCCAGGTTGCTCTGGCTACCTGCTCTCTTGATCGCTTCTTCTTTGGTCATCAAAGCATTGTACTTGACATTGATTAGTTGTCTATACCGTCAAGCTGGGGTAATCACCTATGGATGGTGTTTAGAATTCTATACAATGCACTCATGGCAAACACAGGAAAAGCATCACCCCTATACGGCAAGCTCATGACCGCAGAGATGCCGAGCGCAGTCAAGCAGCTTTGGTATTCACGCGATGACGAGCTACCAGAACTGCCTAGGTACAACTGGTCTTTCGATCTGGTCACCGACATGGAGCCGGTGGAGAACCGCGATCTGCTGTTCAAGATCTTGGAGGACTGTCCACTGACAGACCGAGAGATGCTGGCCATCAAGCTGATTGAACATGATGGCTGCACCCTCGAAGAAGCAGCGCAGGAACTTGACTGCGTCAGAGAACGCGCCCGTCAGATCCACATGAAAGCGATGCGGAAGATCCGCACCCACCAGATCAAGATCACCGGCCAGAAGCTATACGAGTTGGATTGCGAAGTCACCACCTGGAATCGGTGGAAGTGGACTAAGGGTAAGTCCCTATAAAAAGATCTTGTGCTGTGTTAAGAGAACTGTACAATCCAGTCCCATGCCCTGACATCCCGTCGGGGTCTTTTTAGGAGAAGATGATGAGTGTAGAGAAGCTGCTCAAGACAAACGTCAACGAGCATACAGAGAAGAAGTCAAATCTGACTTACCTGTCCTGGGCTTGGGCCTGGGCAGAAGCCCTAAAAGCTGATCCAGCCGCTACCTTCAAGGTAGAAACCTTCAAGCGCGATCAGTACACAGAAGAACCCTTCATGACGCTCCCAGGCGGGACGGCTATGGTATGGGTCACAGTGACGATGTTTGGCAAGCCAATGACCTGCCAACTACCCGTCATGGATCATCGGAACAAAGCTATCCCAAACCCAGACGCCTTCGCGGTCAATACAGCCATTATGCGCTGCATGACCAAGGCATTGGGACTGCATGGCCTTGGTCTGTACATCTATGCCGGTGAAGACCTACCGGAAGGTGAGAAGTCTCCTACAGAAGACGAAGATGAGGCGTTTGAGGCTCAACACATCGAGTCGCTCAGAGATGCCTCTCTGAACGGCATAGAAGCGCTCCAAGAGGCTTTTAAAGCCATCCCAACGTCATCGGCTAAGTCTCGGTTCTGGGTCAAGCACCAGGCTTCTCTGAAGGCCGCAGCAGGAGCAGCAAAATGAAGATCAAAACACTGGTGGACGCACAAAACGTCATTGACCGCTTGCTTGCAGAACACATGGAGGCAATCTTTCTGTTCCCTGACTGGAAAGATCGTTTTGAGAAGGCAAAAGAGCTACGTCACAAAGCGCACGTTGTCTCTATAGACATTGCTGCATATCTTGCTATCGAACTGAACAAAAAGGTAGAAATCCATGACTGAGCAGCGCACAGAAGAATGGTTTGCCAAGCGCCTGGGCAAAGTCACGGCCAGCAGTCTGCACAAGGTTATGGCCAAGACTAAGACAGGCTACTCAGAGCATCGAGCCAACTACATGACACAACTGCTGCTGGAGCGCATGACAGGCCAGAAGGCAGAAGGCTACACCAATGCAGCGCTTCAGTGGGGCATTGACCAGGAACCCAACGCTAGAGCCGCATACGAGGCCCATAGAGGCGTTTTGGTCGAGGAGGTGGGGTTTATGCCTCACCCAACGATTGCGATGTCTGGAGCCTCTCCTGACGGCCTTGTTGAGGACGGCATGGTCGAGATCAAGTGCCCGGAGTCTAAGACTGCTCTGGAGTGCTGGCTGTCCAAAAATCCTGTAGAGGGCAAGTACTTTGCCCAAATGCAGTGGCAGATGCGCTGTGCCGACCGGCCCTGGTGCGATTATGTGGTCTATGACCCCAGGATGCCCACAAAAGCTCAACTGTTTATCCACAGGGTCAAGAGAGATGACGAGTGGATTGGAGTTGCAGAGCAGGAAGTGATCAAGTTCCTGGCTGAGTTAGATGAGAAAGTTCAATCCC